GGCCCAGGCTAAGGCCAATATTGCGAAATTATCCAAACGGAATATGGCCGGTACGCCGAATACCAATTTAACCCTTACCTATAAAAAGCTGGTCAAGGAGGCTGAACTGATTACCAGGGCCGCCAGCCAGCTCAATACAGCTGCCCTAGACCGGGCTGTATGGACCGCTGTACAGGAGAAATCAAGGTTTTATGCCGATAGGCTTGCCCGATCGGAGAACAGTCGCGCCTGGTTTGACGGGTTTATCCTGGAAACACAAAATGATGACCTTGTTTGGGGTTACCGCTGGGTACTCAGCAACCGGCACAAATACATGCCATTTGACCAGTGTGATGTTTGTGCCAATATAGATGTTGGTTACGGCAAAGGGGTATACCCAAAAGACAAGGTGCCGTCCATTCCCCGTCATCCTCATTGCATGTGCAGTTTGGAGGCGGTTTATTTTGATGAGATTGATATCACGGCGCCTTTTAATCCGGATGGAGCCAGGAAGTACATTGACAGCCTTACTGATCAGCAAAAACAAGCTTTATTTGGCATTGCCGGAGCTAAAGCCTATGAGCAGGGAACCGACTGGCAAAAGCTCCTGCGCGGCTGGGGTGGGTTTGAAAATCCGGCATCCCGGCTGAAGGCTAAGGATATCGCGCCCTTACTGCCGGAACCACCGACACGCGAGGAACGCTTATCTCGAATAAAAGAGCAAAAATGGAATAGTCTTATCAAGCCCGATGATCTTACTGAGGTCCATAAAGTCCTGAATAACGCTACTGATGCGGAAGTCGCATTCTGGGAGAAATACGGTCATTTAGTTGACGGCAATTTTTATCATGACAACGGAGCTTATTATCACCCAGGGACGCGAAAAGTTTATTTGAAACTTGATAGAATTGATGCTAGAATGAAACGTATAAAGGGAAAATCTGACACTCGCGTGTTTTTTCATGAAGTCGGTCATTTATTTGACGCGAATGTGTTTAAGGAAACGAGTGATAAGCGCCTTTTTCAAGCGTTACCGGATCTTGTTGATAAACTTGAGTCCGATTTCATAAATTATGCCAATAAGCTATTCGCGCAGTTGGGTGAAAAGTCGATTTCCTCTTTGTATCGTATTTCACAGGCGCAAAAGGAAATACTGAACACAGATCTACTGGAAGACAGAGACCTTAAGAATGCGATATCCGATATCATAGAAGGATTGACTAATGCAAGAGTTGGCGGTCATTCAATTGGCCATTATGGACATGGTAAGGATTATTGGAAATATCCTGATGCATTAGAAAAGGAAACAATCGCACACCTGTTTGAAGCTTCCATGTTAAAAGGTGAACGGTTAGGAGTCATTAAAAGGTACTTTCCGAAAGCCTATGAATATGCAAAAGCAGAATTTGACAGATTGGGGGTGTAGCTTGTGAGTGAAATTTTAATGAAAGACCTTGAGACCGCGTCATATGTTATGAAGCAGTGCTTTACCGGTTTCGCGCGGGTAGAAAAAAAATCGCGCAAATTTGACCTGATTACGCGGTACGAAAAAGCATTCGAGGGATATATGGATTTTGGGCCTTTATTTAGTTATGATGAAGAGCATCCCGGCAAATTTGAAGAAATACTGGAGCAGAGCTTACAGGAAAATAAACCCTACCCGGAATATTTGCCAGAAAGCAAGCTCACGACTCGCCCGGATTGGTTACCTAAACATATCTTGCGAAAAAAATAAAATCAGTAGCATAATAGCCGCCCACATTGGGCGGTTTTCTTATGCCCAAATATCAAAGGAGGAAAAGATAAATGCCCAAACAAGAACCAAAACTTAATGTGTTTAGTCTGCAGTACTTTAACGGTACTGCTACCAGGGATGAACTGCTGGAGTACCTGAGAAAACAGCCGGATGGGGCCAAGTTTGTTGCTACGGTAGAAGCCATAGAGGCGGCCTACCGGACAGAGATTGAAAGAAAAACTTTGGATAACAAGACCATCCGGACAAAACTTACCGATACCGAAAAAACCTTAAAAACAACTCAGAGTAACTATTCTAAGGTCATGACTCATCTTGGCATTAATGAAGATACTGAGGATTTAGATACTGAACTTGAAACCATTTCCCAGGTAAAAGGCGCTGACGCCGCCTTACAGCGGAAATATGATGCTCTTGATAAAAAGTACAGGAGGGAAATTGACGAAAAAGATTCTACCATTGCTGAAGAGCGTGGCCGGCGTCATGACCTTTTGAAGACCAACGCTATTGTTGCCGGGCTTACTGGTAAAGTCCATAACCCGCAGGAGATTGCAAAACTTTTAATGGGCAATCTCAAAGTAAGCGAGGAGAATGACAGCTTGATATTTATGGGTGCTGACGGCAAAGAGTCCAGTGTTGATGATGGCATTAAAGGCTGGCTTACCGGTAACGCCTGGGCTGCTGTTAATCCCCAAAATCCAGGAGCCAATTCCTTTAACAGTAATAATAACAATGGTGACAAGGTGGGCAGTCTTGGCAAAGAATTGGCTAAATCAGTTGCACAACCTGACGCGAAGGGTGCAGAGATATATTTTGGAGGTGCAAAATAATGAAATTTGAACAAACCAACTATGGGAACAAAAAAGAGATCCTGAAATTCCCGGATCATTATGTGGCGGTACCGGTGACTTTTGATGATGCTGGCGTAGTCGCTAATGCGGATGGCAAAAAGATAATTCCGGCCGGCAGTATTGTTGGCGGCGGCGTCCTGGCAAACCCCAATACTGTGAAAGCCACAATTCAGAATGACGCTGACGCGGAAGGTATTGCATTTAATGATGTGGATGTAACCTATGGTCCGCGTGGTGGTGCGATGTTAGTACATGCTTTTATTGACTTGGCTAAACTGCCGGAACCTCCGACTGCTGAAGCTATAACTGCCTTAAGTGGCCGCATTTTATTTTTGAAGTAATTAAAATTACAGGAGGTATACAAAATGGATATTTTTGATCTTATAAACCCTGCAGAAATTGCTACTTACTGGACCGAGACGGCGTCAAACCGTATTCCATACCTTGGCAGTATCCTGTTCCCAAGCAAAAAACGCCTGGGTCTTAACTTAAAATGGTTCAAGGGCAGCAAAGGACTGCCGGTTTCTCTGGCTCCTGCTGCGTTTGATGCCAAAGCCAAAGTTCGGGATCGTATTGGCGTATCCGGACTGGAAACGGAAATGGCGTTTTTCCGGGAGTCGATGCGCGTAGGCGAGCAGGAACGGCAACAACTTTTGTTGGCAGCCAGTGCTGCTAATAACGAAGTGATTAAGCCCATTCTCGCCAGTATTTACGACGATGTAACCAATTTGGTTAGCGGTGCTGATGTAGTCGCTGAACGCATGAGAATGCAATTGTTATCGAGCGGTACCATTGATATTACTGCTAATGGCATTCCGTATGAGTATGATTACAATTTTAATGATGATCATAGGGATGTTTTAAACGTCTCAGTCCAGTGGTCTGATGCTGTAAATTCTGATCCGGTCACCAATATTCAAGAATGGCAGGACAAAGTCGAAGAAGATACTGGCATTCGTCCTACTCGGGCAGTTTGTACCCGAAAAACATGGAATTACCTTTTGAAAAATAAAAAAATCAGACTGGATTTGAATCCTATTGGCGGCCAAAACATCATTATGACAGATAAAATGTTGCAACAGTATTTGCTGGAAAAATTGGGACTGACTGTAGCTGTCTATAACAAAAAATATCTTACTGAAGTAGGTGGCGCCTCAGAACAATTCTTCCCAGATGATGTATTCACTTTGCTGCCGGACGGTAGCCTGGGTAATACCTACTTCGGTACTACGCCGGAAGAAGCCGACCTCATGAGCGGCAAGAGCCGGGCCAAGGTCTCTATCGTCAATACCGGTGTGGCCATTACGACCTATGTCGAAGAGCACCCGGTCAACGCGCTGACTATTGTTTCGGCCATCTGCCTGCCGAGCTGGGAAACTATTGACAGCACATTTATTGCTACTGTAGCTTAACCATGGCCAGCGATATTATCTATCTTTCAGATCGGCGCGACGGGGCCGCCGTCAGTTTCAATTTAGATTACAAGGCCCTGCTGCTTATGGCTGAGAAAGCGCCGGAGATATCTAAAAAGAAGATGGATGCCGCCATGGCCAAGGCTTGCCGGAAGATTGTCCAGTTGGCCAAAGCCAAGCATAAATTCCGCACCATTACTGGGGAGACTGACCGGGCTATCCGGTATACGCACGATAAGGACAGTGGTGAAGGTGTTGTCTATCTTGATGAAACCAAAGCCCCGCACATCCGTTTTTTGCATGAAGGCTCCGGCCTTTACGGTCCACACCACAAGGCGTTTACTATTTTCCCGAAAAACAAGAAAATGCTGCGCTTTGCCACATCGCCGGGGACAGCTCCCTGGCGGCCGGCACCATTTGGACGCTTTCACGCCGGCGGCTTTACCTATGCCTTCGGCGTGACTAACCCAGGGATTAAGAAAGATCAGTTTCTTTATGCTGCCGCCGACGATGCTCAAATGACCGTTCAGGCTATCTTTGATAGTGCTATGGATGATCTGGCCGCAGAATTGGAGCGGCTGGCAGGAGGTGTATAATGGCATATTTTGAAATAGCGGAAAACCGGGACAAGCTCTTAAAAATTACTGAGGAGGACATTGCAGAGAGTACTGCCTACATTGACGATTTAGCTATGCGTCTTGACGTTGATCCGACTCGCATTCCTGTCCCGGTACCATACTCTGTAAAAACGTTGGCAATGTGCTATGCATTAATGACGGCTGCCCTGAATGCGTCCAGGAACAATGGAAGCGGCGGCGAAAATGAGGCGGATGCCTTTGAACTCAAGCGCCGGGTCTATGCCAAGCGGGTAGCCGAACTCGAAAGCCAGATTACCGCCAAGACACTTTTAGGGGGCGGCAGCCAGAAGCTAAAATTTCCGGTGTCCATTCCTTTGGGACGGTGCTGATATGTTCTGGTGGCCAGTAGCTAAACACTTGAGCGATTTTCTTGCGCCGCAACCAGTTTTTGCCGGTTGGAACGTATATCCTGGCAGCAAAGGCAGCGCCAAAGATTATCCATGTTGCGAAGTGCAGTGGGACCAGGAAGCTAATTTGTCAGTGCATAATCTGAATAGCGGGGATATCACCTTATGGGTGGATTTATGGGTTTTATCTGATGACGTTGAGCCTGACAGTGTATACCAACAGCAGCATGATGCTCAAACTGCAATTTTTAACTGCTTGCGAGAGTGGTCAGATACGCTGTTGAAAGACATGAAACTAGCAGCCAAAGTAGATTGTCCGGGCATTGCGTCTGCTGGCACAATTACCCGTCCGTCATTTGGCTGCCGAATGATTATTACAATTGAATGGAGGAAAAGCCGTGAACGAATTCAAGTTTGACCTGCAACTATTTGCGACAAAGTCTGGCTCTAATGCGGAAGACCTGATGCTCGGGGCCGGAACCATATATTTTGAACGTTTTGACCGCCAGGGGCAGCCAACGGGCATCCTGCATCACTGCGGCAACGTGGATGCCTTCAACTTAACAACTGAGGTTACGACTATTGCCAAAAACTCAAGCATGAACCGAG